TCTAGCGTTATTTTTTATCTTCTTATGAGGAGCATAGATAATTAAATCCAAAAAGCTGCTGCCCCCCGCTCGGCCAGCTTGATAAACCGGATTTCGGCTCGCGTCGGTAAACAAAGTCGACACATCGTTAAAGTAGATGGATAGTTGGGCCTCTATGTTCTTGTCCACATCCGCCGGATTAACACCCTTCAAAGACCACTTGAAACTTTTAATCCCAGTATCGGAAAGACGTCCTTGACGGTTTTCAAACATTTTATTGAGGGTTGCTCCTTGTACAAAATCATCAAAAATAACTTCCACATCTCTAGCCTTGTTAAGGTCCGGGATTAGCAACTCCGGATCACTAGGATCTTGTTTCTCCCCATATTCTACCTTATAGATCCTTAGTTTGGGTATAAGCATGGCCATTTTATCCGTAGTAAGATCAAGCATGTCCATGGCGCGCTCGGGTTTTACCAAGGTAGAAAATGTTTTCGGTGCTGTATAGGCATTGTCACTGAGTACGGGGGCGACATATCTATAGCCGCTGGGGCTCAGCTCCGCGGAGTTCGGGGAGGCAAGACCGCCGACCTTCGTGGCTCGATCGGCGGCGGGCGTGTCTCGATATACCTCGACGGACTTTTGCTGCAAAACTTGAGCTTTGGGCGCAATCTCCCCCATGTGTTGAATAAGAAAACACTGTGCATTAAAAGTCACAGCCTCAGCTAGCGTGTCTCCCGTCAGAGTTTGGCCGCTGCTTTTTAAAGTTGCTTTATAATCTTTGTTTGCCACGGCCCCTACTCTCCGTAATATTCTAACATAGTTTCTATCGGCATGGGAATATAAACCATTTCTCCGAGCTTAAAATGAGAATCGGTTGGCTTAGAGTTAAAGCGTGCGATAATCCACCAAAGCTTAGGGTCTCCGTAATGCTCGGCCGCGAGCTTATAAAGACGATCTCCGACCGTCCACACCTTTTGAATTTTGTTTATGCGCAGGCGCTCCTCTTGTGTTACGGGATCTAACACTGGCGTCGCATACTGTACTATGTGATTAACTCCTCGTTCTTCGAAAATATGAAAATATATTTCATTTCCATTACGGAGAAGTCGTCGATTTTCGTATCGCGAAGCCATCAGGCCACCACCGGGACAGGAACTATAATTTTGCCCGCGTCGCCTTCATTGTCCAGAGTGGTCTGATCGCCGGTCGAGGCACCGCTTTCTACAGTCACGCCAGCAGGGTCGGCAGGAGAGGCTGCCGCGGCCATGGTCGCATCTTTAAAAGTTGTACCATAGCCATAAGGATAATCGGTGCCCTGAGCAAAACTAATAGTTTCCGCTCCGGCATCATCTTTGTTCCACGTCCAGCCAACTTTGCCGTCTTCATGCAAAATCGTTAAACCAAAGTTAACTTCCACGTGAGTAGGTATCAGCGCTAGCTGTCCGGCTTTATCAATGAGGCGCGTTACATTTAGCTCGCCACCCCGTATGCCCGCTGTGTATGTAAGGTAAGTAAACGAATCCACAACCGCCAATAAGCCTTCTGAGAGGGCTCCTGGCGCAGTGTTTCTCATAAGATTAAGATTGCCCCCCGAAGCATTACTAAGTCTAAAGCGGAGCAGCGGAGGGGATACCATGGTGCCGGTACCTAACTCGTTCATGGAGGTACTCTGATATACGGGATACATAAACTTAGCCAAATCTCCTACGGCGGCCAACATTGCTTCCGTTTGAGCCGGGTCGCCTAAAATATCTATTGTCCACGCAAAATTGATGGTTCGAGTGGTGCCCTGATAGGTTGCAACAGGGTCCATGCGACCATATACATTTTCTTTGTTAAACCGAGGAGCAAAACTGTCTTTAAATGTGGCCAGGGCGCCAGGGAGAGCGAGGTTTTTCTGCAGCGCAACATACTCAATGGTTAAAATATCCGGATTAAATTTTGTTGGCTTCGCGGACTCTCCAGTAAAGCGAGCAGCAAGCAGCGCCTGGAACATCTTGATAGAATTAACCGAATCACCGTCGAGTCCTCTTTTTTTAGCCTCCAGTGCATCCCACGACCAAGTTGTCTGTCCGCCGCTCCAGTGTCCCGAAAGATGGAACGAGCCGTCGGTACCATAGCGGTCTTTCCACAGCTGCTTGATATCTTTCGGTGTAGACTTGTTAACTGGATCTCCCTGTGCCATAATAATACCTAAGCAAGCACTCCTAGTTGCTCATTAACTTTGCCAACGGCAAACTCGCCGACCGCATTCCCATCAAGTTCTATAATAATGGGCGCTTGAGGGCCGCCACCTCCTTGGCCCACATTATCTAGTCGCATAGCCAAATTTGACAGCGCATCTCTTAATTCTCCCATCATTGCTGTGCCTCCGCCCCCTAACATTCCTTCGGTTTCATCGTTTGTTTTAATAGAGGAGCCCTTCGGTGGTACCACCACCTCACGGCCTCGCTCTCCCACTACATATGGTTGATCTTCGGGCGTGTCTTCTGCTCCTGCCTCGGCGTTGCGGGCTCTGCTTACTGCGGACATTGCCGAGGCGCCAAAGATTCCCAAACTAATGCCGCCGACAAGAAGGGCCTTGGGGTTCCAGCCAGCCTTTGCCATATTCAAGGCTGCAAAGGCCATGGCCGCGGCTAGAACAGCGCCGGCAGTGTCGGCATAGCCGCTATTTAACTTGGAAAGAACGGCGCTCGTGGCAGCAGCGGCGCCAACAAATCCAAATAAAAACCCGCTGGCCTGTCTGAATGCGACGCCTAAGCCCCTAACAGACCCTGTAGCGCCTTCTGCGGCACCGCCGAGATCTCGAGTCATATTAATATTTCTTCCCATCGCGCCGTTGCCGGCCGCCATTTCAATACGACGTTTGCGCTCAGCGGCCGTTAAACGCATTGAAGAGCCTGCCTCAATATCCATTGCGCGGGCATTAGCGCCATGAAGCCCCGTGGCACGACCAGTCAAGGCGTTTGTAATGTCCTGGAGTGCTTTGTGTGCCTGCATAGCGCGTCTGTACGACGTTATTTTGACATACAGCACCCCAAATGCCAGGCCCAGGCTCGTTAATACCTTGGTCGCTGTAGAATAACTGGCTATAGCTGCCAGGCCACCGGCAACCTTAGATACGAGATCCACCAAAGGAGTTATCGCCACAACCAAACCGTAAGTGGCATCCTTAAGTTTGTTCATTGCCGACTGTGACATCTTTGCGCGCTCTTCTAGTGCCTTCTGGTTGGCCGCGGCTTGCGCGAACTCTCGATTAGAGCCGCCAAACAGCTGAGCGGCCACACCCATGTCTCTAATCCCGGCTGCTGTGGCATATGCCTGCCTTTCGTAGCGTGCCAGGCTTGTCCAGGTTGTACCAGACAGGCTGATAACCTCCCTTAGCGCCTGTATGCGCTGGGTTTCTGTCATATATACCATCTGAATCGCATTCAGGTATGGACCGCCCAGCATGGCATTAAGGCGCCCGACGGCCTGGCCGGCACTATCAAACTCGTCATACTGTTTTGCTATATTGAGCAGCTGGCCCATCTGCAATCCGGTATTTTTAGCTTGCGCGGAAAGGCCCATAAATACTTCACTCATTTTAGAACCATATTTTGCCAGCTCACTAGTGGCGCTCTGCCAGTCAGTAAAGATTACTTCCGGCGGCACTTTAAGGGCTTTAGCCAGGCCAAAAAGTTTGTTTGTTAAAGCTACTGAGTCCGAGGTAGACATTTTCAAACCCTTATCCATAAAGTTAAGGGCCTGGGCGGTTGCCTTTGAATCTACTCCCACCTCTTTTAAGAGAGCCACCTGGCGCGTCAATGCACTCTGAGTGCCTGGCAACAAATGCGAGAATGAAGACATGCCTGCATACAGTGCATTGGTAGCATCGCCGGCATCTTTAATGCTGACGCCATACTGAATCGCGGCACGATGAACATCATAAGTTCGTTGAGCTAGGTCGTTAAGTCCCGCATCCCCACTAATTCTACGTATGCTTGCCGCCACGCCGTCATACTCCAAGGCTGCCTTGGCAGAAATTTCAGCTATCTTCATCCACGTAGACATTATCATATCAGATGCATTAAGAGAGCTTTTTAGGCCGGCTGTCACATCCTTAAGGTTTGCGCTTAAAGCGAGAGAGCCGACCAAAGACTTCTTCCACGCATCACTAATGCCTAAAGTTGTTCGAACAGCGCGTTGAGTAGCTGCCACTGTATTCTCAGTAGTCTGTTGCGCTTCTTTGGCCAAGCCAAGGGTCCTAGTGCGCGTGGCCGTCTCTTCTTGAAGGCCGGCATTGACTTGTCCCTGCAACTGAGCCAGTCGTTCCTCCTGTTGAACGCTGCGGCTTTGAAGGGATGAGAGTCTGTTATACTCCGTCACTGCTGCCTGTAGTTTTTGAACGCTTTGTTGCTCAGCTTGCACGGCATTGCGTTGCAACTGTAAATTCTTCTCAACTATTTTTCTTGTTTTATCGGCAAGACCGGACTCTTGCTGAAGAAGATCTATCTCTGTCCGAAGTGCATCTGCCCTTTGTTTGTAGAGCGATAAGTGGCGCTCCAGCAATGATGTAAGTTGTGCTGCGGCCGCTACTTGTTGTTCTGGGTTGTCTCCGTTTGCCATCTAATCTCACGTATCCTATTTGAAAGGCCATTTAATGCCAGTTTCTCGTTCAAAATTGGCGACGGCTGCTTCAAGCTCGTGACGGCTCTGAAAACTTCGAGGATCATTAAGTCCATATTTCAGAAACGTTTCCATGTATCCCTTTTCCCGGGCCAGGGTGTCTCCGAAAGACGCTATTTGTGAGGGGGTACCTCGCACTACTGTGCTCACCACATCAGTGTGCCCAAACATTTGGGTTAAAAGGGTTTCGATGGCCCCCCCAAACATGGTAAGAAAGCTTTCATTAAGCTTTCCCTCGCGGCCAATATTCAAATTAACTATATTTGGAACCAACTCTTCGCTGTTCATAATATGCAAACCTCGCACTTATACAGAATAATTAGTCTTAAAAACAATTAAAGCTTAGGTACTTTAACACCTTCCCCTAATTCGGTTTTGCCGAGAGTCGAGGAACCGGACTCGGCGTTCATAGCCTCTTGCTCCTCTTTTTTCTGACGAATCAATCGAGCGAGGAACCATTCTCTTAGCCTAATCGGAAGGTTATAGGCCTCGGAGAAGCTCCAACCTCCGTGATATTTTAAAACGAAAAACTGCTCGTACACGTTCTCCATGTACTCATTACTGAGGCCAAAAAAAGTCGACTGTAAAGGGAAAGTTAATATCGTCCTCGTAATCACACTGATTACAGACGAACTCCTTACGCAACTCGGTGTTTGGCATTACCTTTTGATAGGCTTCTCGTAAAAAGCGACTATCAACCAGTGTCATAGTCTCGGCAAACTTCTCTATGAGATCTGGTTCGGTGTATTCGTTAACCGACACTATCATCAACTTTAGTTGGTCGGTCACTGCACTTTCCGCCTGCTTCTTTTTCTTACGACGCTCGGCTTGTTTAAGAAGAAAGTTTTCTTCTTTCCCTGTTAGCATTCTAAACTCCACAGTAACTGGGTTATTGGGGAGTGTTACCACAAAATTGTTTTTCACATTAATTTGGATGTCTGCTTCTACAAGCTCTTCTTCGTTAAGAGAATAAGTAGTAGTTGCCTCATCTAGATTAAAATCGTGAGTACCTGCTTCACCGCAGGAGGGGCAGGTAATATTGGTGATATAATCGGCGCCGTAACCTGACTTCCTGGCTGCTATTAAAATAGCATTTCTGTCACCGCTTAAAAGAGCTTCAGGTTTGATGCGCTTATTCACTATTAAGTTAGCCATAAGGCGCTCAAAGGCCAGGCCCTTTTCTAGTAAGCTCTGGGAGGTTAAAATGTCCTCCTCCTTGGCCGTCATATATTTAATCTCAATGGTCTCTTGGCCATGGAGTGGGTGTTCGGTCGGATAGAACTCTCCACGACTAGGAAGTTCTACAAGCTCCGTAGGCACCACAAAAGAAAGTGGATCGCTGTTGGGATTCGTTTCTTGAGTTGCTGCAGTCGGAGTATCTAGATCGGGCTGTTGAGCCGAAAACCGATCTTCATTATTTCGGATTGACAAAAGTCACCTCTCTTTCACAGTAATTATATCACTAAATAAGTTTTTTTTAATTAAAAGTTGGGATTACTCGGGAAGAACGTCCCCTAAAGTGTCGCCTGGTACGGGCCCTGTCGACCGGGGCACCCGTGCCGGCGTAGTGGTGGCCGTTGGGGCCGGGGCTGGGTTGTGCTGGGCTCGTTGGGCCTGAGTTCCGCCGGGAGCCCACACGCCCACCAGTCCGCTGGTACCCCCGGGGCCGCTTCCGCCGCGGATACGATGACGCTCTTCCAGGCGTACACCCGGAGTGTCCTGTAGCCTATTGTCGTCGTTGGCAGAGGGGCGTATAATCATATTATAATCATAACTATCGTATACTATTTCGATCGACACGCGGGCAAGCTCGGTGCTGGCATAATTATAGGTTCCAAAATCTACAGATGTAATATAGGGGTTTTTAAGAATCCATTGGCGGCCGCGAAATAATCTCGCGGGGCTCTGACCCCCCTCAGCAATAGCCTCCCGAAGCGCCGATGAACCAGCTGCGGCGGCCATAAACTCAATGATATGAAATTCATCCGCGACGGAAGTATTATGAAAAGGTATTAGTTTACCGGGAGTGAACTGCTTAGCTATGTCCGTTAGGTCATTAAAGCCACCTTCGGGTATTTCTTTAAGACCACCATACGCATATAAATAAGCCGTAAGACTAGATGCTAGATCGTGACTATAAGTATCAATAAGCTCTATCTTGACTGGGCTAAACTCATAGGTCGTTGCCTGGTTCGGACGCACGATTGGGTGAGAGGTAGCGCCACCAGGACTAATTTTATATACTTCGGTTTTAAATCCGGGCTTTGTGCATGATGCCGCAAGAAACTCAAAATATTTATTTTTGCCGTAGCGCCCCATGTTTAACATCTCGGGATCAATTGCGCCGGGGGTTGCCCCCAACGTCCTAGATATTAATGTTTGCGACTCATCACCGCTGTAGCCCTCACCGGCCGGGACATATATGGGAAAAGGTACCACAAAGCGAAAGCCTCGCTTTGGCTCTACCTTGGGATCGCTCCAGCCGCCCCAAAAAGGCATTGGCTATCGTCTATCCTGCGGAAACGCCGGGTCGAGTAGTATAACTAGCCCAATCGTAACGTAGTGTTAAACTGATGCTTTGTAACTCTTCTGAGCCGTAGTCCAAATCCCCAAAAGACGCAGACTTAACCCATGCATTATTAAGAGTGTACTGGCCAATCGTTCGGCCATCACCGTCCAGCTCTTTAATGAGGACAGGTCCGAGAGCATCAACGGCAGCGCCCTTACTAATGGTGCCCGCATCGTCGACGGCATTCCCCGAAGTCGACACATTATCGGGACTCACATAGCCAGAGTTTGCCAAAAGAATGTGCATTAGGGCATCAAAGTCGGGAGCCATAGAGTTAACCAAAACGGCACTCACATCACTCCAGCTAATCGCCGAAGGATAGTAGTAGGTTTGTCCTAGAAACTTATGTTCACTCTGACCCACATCAAAAGATGGTTTACTTACATTCCGCGCATAGACCTGAGAAGTGGTACCATCCGGCAACGTAAACTCAAACAAAAACCGATGTGAACGTTTCGGTTCTATATTAGCATTACTCCAAAAAGCCATTATTATTTTCTCCCGTACATTTTAAATAGTGGAGGATTATAAATCCCCCTTTTTTTATTAGTCATCGAACGAAGCTCCCGTTCGGGTAACTACAAAGTCTAGCGCAATGAACTCAATCGCGCGAGTGGGCTTCAAAAGTACCTTCGCGTACATAATGTTTCGATCAACAAGCTCAGGCGTAGTAGTGGTGGTGTCCAAGATGACACGGTACTCTGCCAAACCATAGCGATTCTTAACCGAACGCAGCAGCGGATTTACCTGTCCAAGGAAGCGATCCCACGTTACTTGAATGTTGGGATCAAATAGAATTCTCGTAGAGATTCTAGAAATCTGCTTCTTAAGGAAGATGAGAAGACGCCGCACGTTAATACGATCGAGCGCCGACGGGGTAGCTTGAAGGGTCTTCTGTCCAAAGACCACAATACCCTCAGCCGGGAAACTCGCGATTGGATTAATGTTACGCTCATATAGCTGGTCCCGCTGCTTACTCGTCAGTCGGTCAACAACGTTAGAGACGGGAAGTCCTGCGGCGCCTTGACTTAGGCCTCCGCGATTAAACCCAGCCGGGGCAAACCATAGCTCTGATACAGCCTGAGAACTAGCATATGTTCCAAGAGCCGCCACAGAGGGGGGTACCCATACGGTCTGGCCGGTCAACGTGTCGCGTATTTGAACCCAGGGATAGTAGCAAGCACCATAACTGTTATTAAGGGCCCGCGCTTTGACCTGAGCAACTGTAGCTGTAACGGTTCCTGCGCGTGCAGAGAAGGCGCTACTATTTTCAGCCATTGACTTAAATCCGCCTTCAAGATCAATAACCCCTAGGGCATCAGCCCGGGCTTCACATGCGTTTATCAGATGATTAGTCAGTCCGCGCACGGTCATACCAGGTGCCGTCATCAAGTTAATATCAACCTGATCCGGATCCGATACCACGTCAACGCCCTTCTTGGCGCTGTAAAGCATGGCATAATCATTGACCGAGGGGTTCGCGGTGTTCTCTCCTCCGAGAGCACGCGTATTATTAAACGGATCGGCCTCTTCGATGTCAAAGCCATCAAAGCCGCCCGCCATTGGTACCACAAATCGATTATAATCTAGATTAAGCACCTCTTCATAAGAAGAGCTAGCTGCTGTAATAGAAGTACCGGCGCGTCGTGCGCCGCCCAAAGTCTTTAGGGATGCCTCAATATATCCAAACCCAGAACCACTATGATAAGCGGCATCTTGAGCGCCATTTAACACCAGGTTATCCAACGAGAATCCTGGCCCACGCTCTTGGGGCTCCGTTGATGTGGGCTCCAGACGTTGCAAAGAAGGAGGACGCATTCTAACCAGATCGATAATGGTATCATCGGGAACCAAAGACGTCCGAGACGTAGTGGTCTGCAGTCCAAAATAAGCATCCTTGTCAAGTGACAAACCGCCGTCCGAAGAGGACAAGCGCAATGGTAACACGGGGAACTGTAAAGAGGCTGTGAGCTTCAGAACCGAGGGGCCGCAGTCCACAACGGGGCGGCCTGCGCCGAAGTCGCCGACGACTTCGTTCATGGAAGCGCTCATAACACTGCCGCTTCCCGCAGCAACACAGAGCGTTGAGGCCTGGGCGACCGCAGCGATCGAACCACTATCAGAAAGCACCTTAAAAGTAGTAGACCCCGAAACAATGTTAAACCCTCTATACTTGGGAATGCCCTTAAAACCGAAGGGGAGCCAGTCTTTGCCAACAGCGCCGCGGGCGACATTGGGATCCATCTCCATACGAATATAGCGAGACTGATTGGGGTACTCTCCATAAAAGCGGAACTTCTTATTGGTATTGTCCCAGCTTGAGTATTGATCGCCAATCCGACGAGCAATATAGTTAGGGGAATTAGGATTAATACTAAGATTATTATATTCTTCAAGTACTGCCGGATTATTATCGGTATCATCCATGCGACGCACCTGAAGCGTAAAGGAGCCGTAGGGTTCATATGAAGCGTTCATAGACGGCTTGATATCCTTAAAGGCGATCTTAAGGTGGGCTTGGGCCCACTCTGCCTCATCGCGAGCGACGACGCTAAATAGTTCGCGAGAGCTTGCGTTAATATCAAAGCTAGCGGCGGGTCCCGGGTCCTGTGCAATAATTGGAGGAGTCTGGGGGATCTTATAAGTCGTTTGGAAAGACCCTAGGTTGGCCCGAACGCCAGCAAGGTTGCCCGAAAGTCCCAAGATTACGCCATATTTTGCAGTAGCGGGCAACGGAAACTTATCATTAATGGTACGATCAAATGTTTCTCCCAAAAAGTATAGTTCACGATTAGCTGCCGGAGTAATCTCCGCATTAACAAGCTGCGGATTAGTATTGAATACTTTTCGGATATACCGCGAGCTTGTCTTGTCAAAGTTAAATGTTGACTCTACCTGGGTAGTGTTAGCCGCATTCATAATCCTAACCTTTAGTTCTTCAGCGGAGTTGACGGTGACAGAGTTTAGTACTGTTGCGTTGGCGGCGATGGAGCTAGCGCCTTCTGGTCGCGAGCCGACTAAATTAATATTGGCCGAGCTACTAAGATAAAATACAGCTGCCAGGAAGCCTTCTAGCGTTGCTTCGGCAGCGCCGCTTTGAAACATAAAAAGTCCATAGGGGCCGCCAGCAGTATTTTGCGCCACGTTGGGGTACTTCCAGCCGGCCTTCGATATTACACTAGTACCGGATGCATTAGGGCTTTCGTCTCCTAGCAGGCGCACCATCGTAACGGGGCCGCTGTTGGCCAAATAAGCCTGCGCAGCATAAGCAGCGTAGGTGGGCGCCGAACGATTGCCATCTCTCCAGACATCTCCCGAGCCCCCTCCGGGTATCGGGTTGCCAAAAATTTGTACAAACTCATCAAATGAGCCAATAGTGGTTGGTACGAACGCTGGTCCGTGAGCAGTGCGTCCAATAATGGCCGGCCCGGTGGCTAGCGACGACTCCTGTGGCACTTGTGACTGGTCGATCTCATTAATGAAAACACCGGGCGAAACGAATCTAAATCTATCTACAGACATTACTTGGCATCTCCTTCATCAAAAAAAATTAAACACTTAATTTCTTGCAAGTTTTCTTAAGTAAATAGTAAAGCGATGCTGCAAAGTCCAACTATTATTACTATTCTCGATAAAAGCCCTGCTTGCCTAAGTATTCATCAATGTCGCCCAAGACGACGTGTTCGCGGGGAATTTTAACCTCCACCGCATTTTCTCTAATTACAACCTTGGGACGTTCAGCATTTATCCCATCTCCAATAAGATACCCCATCACCTCTAACGAGATAGAAGTTTCATAAAGTCGAAGCTCCATTTCAAGGGTCGCAACATTAGAATTGTTACTAAAACTACCATTAATAAATGCTTCATATTTGTGTCCATCGCGCTCAAGGCGCCGCGGCATACTATTGAGACCCCCCTGGCGCAAGAGCGGCGTAACCAAGTCATTCATTTGTTGTTGATATTCTGTGCGCATGCTTATTTCATAGTTAACCGAAACCCAAACCGGAAGCGGCATCGTAATAGTCTCAAAAACCGTCTTTTCGTCTACAATCCCTGGGAAAGTATTTTGTCCGAGACCTTGGCCGGCGACCTGGCCGCTATTATATTTTCGACGAGATATATTATTTTGAAACTCTGCGGTCTTTTTCTGGTTTATGCGGCGAGCGATGGTTATGGTGCCCCCCTTGGCGTCGTTGTTTCTAGGAACATTCGCGTATGGAATAATACGCTTGGACAAGTCTTTGCTAACCGATGTCCGTTCGAGAGTTATCAAAGGCAAAATCAAAGTTTCTTCGGGGTCCCGGAGGTCTCGGTTCTCCTTGATTTGAAAGGCGCGCTCAGTAGAAACCCATATAATGGGCACCTTTTTAAACCCTTTGTTTGTCATAGTCGAAAGATCCAACCTATCATTAATATAATCATAGACGGCATAATCTATTGTTTCCAGAGTTGACGGCATAATCTCTATTTCTTTAAGAATAGAGGGATCGTCAAGACCGGTCCAATCATTCTGCGCTGGATTTTGAATCTGATTTTGCGTCTTAATAGACCGACTACGTGGCATCGAACTGGCCCCTTCGTGCGCGCTTACACTCGGCACTTATTTGAAATTTGTGGTCTACCTGACCAAAATAGTATCGTGTATCATTATAGGTTCGAACTATTTCATAGAGCTTGTCCCCATACTGAACAAAATCGCCGACGCGGACGTATAAGTTTTGATCGGCCGTAAGTCGTTTTCGATTAAAATGAACTGTTAGTTGACTCTGATATTCATAACTGTATTTATCGTTCGTTTGAGTGTTTTCCACCTCGACAAAGGCGTACACGCGAACTGGGGATAAATAAGTTTTATTAACGCATTCCCCATACAGAGAATGAAAGTTGGTTTTATTAATATCAATAGGATAGTAGACAATAGTTTGACCTATAACTCTCTCAAGGAGTTCGTCGTTAACCTGCTTAACTAAATCACGCTCCTTCTTCCCAAAAAACATGGGAGGAGGAGGCGCCGCAGGTTGAGTCCACTTATCGTCAGGGTTGCCCATTTAATTACCCTACGTAGATGCCAGTTGGTATATCGGACAAAACTTTTTCAGCACTATCTGAAAGTACCCCAGCTTGTTCGGCTAGCCTGGGATATGTAAGTTCATCAAAAGTAGCCTTTAACTCCTCTCTAAGCGCATCCTGCTCGGCTTTGGCTTGCGATAGTAAATCTGCCGAATTTAACGTGACAGATTCACCAGGAATGGGAATCGTGGAAAACTTTCCACGAATTTGTCCCAGTGTTTCCTTTGATAAGGCTAGTGCAAAGCGCCGAATCCACTGCTTTCCAATTGAGTTAATACTATTATATGCAATATTCTGAAACGGAAGCGTGTTCATATTATTAATGCCCTTCACTCCCGATTCCCGATTGGCTTCCGACTCCTCCCAAGGATTTTCTTCTACAGTAAACTGAAACCAAAACTTATTTGGGCTATTATTGTTGGGTGTCGGATGAAGTCTTAACTGGTTGTTTTTAATTTCATAAGACCAGTGAGAAACGCGGGTGTTCAAAGCATCTTCATATGCCATAGATTGAAGTTTGTTCTGCCATACTGGCACAATATCAAATGTAGAGTCGTCAGCATATTGACCATAAGTTCGCAAGTTGCCTACAACGCTAAACCCTCCATAGTATCCATAAAAACGCCACATTGCCTGGGGGGTTTTATAAAATACTTTACGAATAGTAATACGCTTGTTTCCTATTTTTCCGTAGTAGCGTGCTAAGGGATCGGTGGCGGCAGATGAAGAAATAATATTTTGCAGATCGTAATCTGATCGACCGCTTGTTGTTGTTAGAGATCCTGAATAAATATTTTGGGTACCTCCCATGTTCGTATCCGTAGAAACTCTGTCGCTTAAACGCTTTAGATATCCATAATCAAACTTAGGATATCGCAATTCGACCTGAGAGCCAGACAATGCATCTCCACTTTTAATTTGTCCATCTTGATCAAAGGAAGCCGTCGTGTGTCCCAAAAAACTGGAGAGTGAGTTTTTAGTCTGATGTACATTAACTATATAAGAATATTCTAAAACCGCTTCTTCGTAAGCCGAATATACATTCCCCTGCGCCAGTTCTATATCCAATACATCCCCGCCTAGTTTTTTATATGTATAGGCAACCTGATCGGCGGCGCCGGACAAAAAGTCTGTTGAGCCAGCGTATATCCCAAACGGGAGTGCTGCAGCTACATTTCCTGCGGCACCCGTTACGGGCAATACATTTGTATTGGTGGTGGATGCCGGGTATAATTTGGGAAGTGCCATCGTTAGTCCTCAAGTTAACTAGTAGTACTATCATAAATAGAAAGCCCCGACCCTTTCGGGCCGAGGCTTTCATATTATTTATCCCGAGGGACTAGTAATATTAGCCAACAGTCATATCAGCGATAATAACTAGACCATACATGTCAGGCCGCACCATCTTCTTGGCGTAGCGGGTCATGACTCCCTTGCGGGGCACGAAGTCCTCTACTCCGAAGATTGTAGGCGTGGTCTGCAGCGGCACATAGGGAGCGTATACATAACCGCTCTCTAGGAAACTGCCTCCCTTACGACCCACGAGTACTAAGTTACGTAGGAAGTAAGGATCAACATAAATGTCCCACTTCTTGGAAAGGCTACCAACCTTCACGGAACCAACGGTACCGCGGTCGCTATCGACCGAGACATTGGCACGGAAGCCCGCCGTGAACTCAAGGATGTTAGCAACTTCAGGTCCAATGACGATGAAGTTAGCACCACCCCGTAGAGTCTTACGGTGGATGTTCGCCGAGACATCGTTGATGGTTTCAACGAGAGTCTCATACCATTCCGAAACGTTGCCGGTGAAGTCAGGAGCAACAGTGTTGGCTCCAACCTCTGCGCCGGTGACGCGATCCAGGAACTTACCAGGAGCGCGAGACCAGTAACGAGTAGCAGCCGTAGCGCCCTGTACGAGGTCCTCAAGAATCTCGCGATCGATTTCAAGAGCGATCTGCTCAGACAGAATCTGAGTCAGCTCGACCTCAGCATCAAGATTGTGGTAGGCGTTAAGATCTTGTCCTAACTCCGGAGTCCACTTAGCCTTGAGCTTCTTGGTCATCGCCGTGACAGCGACGGAATCGATCTTGATGTCGATCTCGGGAATGTTCGGGTTGTTCTCCAAACCCCACTGTGGGTCACCAACAATCGCACCGATTGCGACGCTGTTAGGACTGTTAATGAAATCATCATCCTGGGCCCAACTCAGCTGGTTCGCGGACCCTGTGAAGACGTCTACCAACGTCGCCGCAAGAGCGGCGGAAGTAGCGCAGGAGCCATTAGACCCGGTACCAATAAATACCAAGTTAATGACGCTATCACTAGAACCACTAAAATGGGTGTGACGTCGAACTAGCCGAGCAGCCGAGGAACCATTGGCTCCAAGGTTCAAGCCGGTAGCGACACTCTGTGCGGAACTGGAAATCTGAATGGTTACCAAATCCTTAAGATTTAGCTGCGCTAGCGCATCACCAGTCTTCGTGATGCTAACAACGGCGACCTGGGTACTACCAGATGTAAAGTCTGGATCCCAATCGACTGCCTTCATGTAGGCTAGATCGCTGGTATCACCAAAGGTGAAGTCCATAAGCGCGGCGAAGTTGCTCGAGACGTCGGTATCATTACAGAGAACGGAACCCGTCGGAGACGAGTAAGCGTTGTTAAGCGCGTACGGGCCTTGCTCGGCAAGTTGCATAGCATCAGCACTACCCAGATCAACACCACCGGTCAACTGGCGACCAACCACGCCACCACCAAAGAGTGAAGACTCTGAGGGATAACCGAGGCGGCCAGGATTGTTTGCGCTGGCACCCATCTCTGCCGAGACTGTAAAGTCGAGGAAGAAGATGAGACCCGAGGGCAAACTCATCGGTTGAACACTAACAAGGTCGTTAGCGATCAGGTTGCCGAAAACTCGGCGAACGAGGGGGAATGCGACAGCCGCAAAGCCCTCAACGTCTCCGCCCGACATGGACGAGGACTCACGAAGTAGCTCTTTTGCCTGATTCTCAAGCAAAGATGCCATTCCGTTGCGAAGGTGATCATGCTCTAGACCCTCAAGAAGGCCGGTCTTTTCCCACTTAGAGATAAGAGCGGCGCCCTCCTTAGAGAGGTCTCGATTAATGATACCCTCAGTTAACTTTTCTACAATAGACATTTTTATATTACCTCCTAGTATGTTTTATTGTTTTAAACCTGCCAAACGTAACATTCGATCAATAGTAGGATCAACAGTAGTAGAAGCGCTTGTGCCCCTATTCGATCCTAGAAGCATCGTAGTCGTTGGTTTGTTAACAACTTCGCGAAGTGATTCTGTTTGGCGCCTCTGACGGCCGCCCACTGCGCTTTGAAGTGTTTCAAACAACATCTTCGTCTCTTCTACTGAACTGGCGTTACGAACAGCTTCGACAATCTTTTCTTTTTGTCGCTCATTCAAGGAGGCGCTATTCAAAGCCTTATTTTGATATAGAAGTTTGGCGTTTTCTAATATCAAAAGATTTAGTTGGTCTTTTGCTTCTCCAAGCAAAGACCTTAAGCTGCCAACCTCAACGTGAAGGTTAGCAACTTGTGATTCATAAAGTTCTAGATTTTTTTCTAGAGCAGCCGTGACGTCTGCAGACTGTGCTGCGGCCGCCTCTTCTTCGACTGCCATTTCTTGAGCATGTGACTGGGTTTCGGCGCTAGCAAGCGGAGACCATCCCCCTAGTCGGGCCGCAACATCAACTGTCAGCTCCTCAGCGATGGCATCAATAAGTTCGTCTGATACCTCAACCTTTTCAGCCATAACGGGAGATTCAGGTGCCGCGGCTTCTTGGTCTGGAAACGCTGCGGGCTGTGCGGGTTCTTCAACTCCAAAAATTTCTTCTGCAGTTTCTTCGGAGCCGAACATCTCTGCGGGATCGGGTGTAAGGCCAGCTTCTTCTTCTGCTTGAAGTCGAGCCTTTAAATCATTAAAATCAATTTCGATTACATCCTCATCGTCGGGGCCATCAATGGCCACATCTTCGTGCGCCAATGGCACATCATCCATAAAAGAAGAGTCGACCTCTGGGGGGGCGCCCATGGGCATACCCATCTCTTGTTCCAAGAGGGATCCTAAAGCATTTTTAACTTCTGCGGAATATTTTTCTAAAACCGCACTTTCTGCGTTTTTAAGAGCAGCCTCTTTAAGGGCCCCCGCATCTATAATGGCTTGTTCTAGCAATGAAGACATAAAAGTACTCCCAATCTATATCTATTCACAAATAAATAGTGGTAAGTATAGATAAAAGCAGTTTTTTATGGTTGTTGGAGGGGTACCCAGCCTTTACCCGAGAAGCCATAAAATCTTTCACTAACGCTATCGTACACAATACTCCCCTCGTCTGGGTCTTTTATTTCGTCTATATTGCGTCGTGGTGCAAGAAAAGTATCATCGACGCGAAGCCCAGAAATGGCGACATCCGCACTAAGACCTATCTCTACTTGGCTTTCGTGTTGTGATATTTTAATATTGGGTCCCTCATCTAGAGTTCTAAAGTTTAAAACTTGCGACCTTCCCGACGTACTACGACCTTTTAATATTTGTGCGCCGTGTCCCCTGTTTGAGCCATCAGTAATAAAATTAAACAATACACCATTTTGTGAAGGTATAAGAGTTAACATATCATTAATCTTTATTTTTTTCAACTCGCAATCATTATCAACAATCTTTTGAACGAGCACATAATCTCTATTATTTATAGCTAATGATTGTTCTATATCATCTGCATTCATATTTTTTACAGAAAAGTTTTTTAAACGCGACGCGTCCCCCTCAAAACCCACTGCACTTACAAGCCCCTTCACCAAAAGAGCCCCTTCTTTATTAGAAGTAAGCTCGGGGCCCTTCTTTACCACAAAGGCCGGAGCACTTACTTCTTTAGTAAAAGTCTTTTTGCCCTCGATGGTCTGCTCTGATTTAATATCGCATATGTATGCACCGTTTATCGCCATTTATTTCTCTCCAGCCATATTAAATAGTTCATTACTTTAAGTATGACTAATAGTTGTGATTTCTAGTGTTCCTGCTGCCTGTTATCTGTTAAAATAAACCAATACGTGCCAGTACTCAGAAGTGTAACGCTCTGCGCGGAGCCGGTGATCCCGATTTCGTCCTCTGGGCCCGCTTGCTGGCTGGAACCCATAAACTGGCCGCCAGAGCCGGTGATCGTGAGGGTGAAGTCGCCATCGTAGGTAGTCAAAATGTGATATGTTCTTCCAGTAACTCCACTAGCAGCTGGGAGAGTTACGGTTGCGTCAATGGCGCCCGTAAGGTCTGCTATGTAGTGAGTTTCATTTAGCGTCATATCACCAGT